TGCGGTGCTGATGAAAGAAACTCAGGTAAATTTATAGCATTTATACCATATAATTCTAAATATCCTAGTGATTATGAAGGTTATTATGAATATGAATGTTGTACAAATGGTAACAATTGGGATAATACATACACAGATAAATTTAGAGTTTACTGTGTAGAGTTTTACCCACCAACAATAGATAAAATATGAAAGCAATATTAACATTATTACTGTTTATAACTATTAATAGTTATTCACAGAAACTATACGTTGTATACCAAGAGTGTTCAATTATAGTAATTACTACAGATAGTACAATATCTAGAAAACTAATTAAGCATGATAAATTACAAGAGTATTCTCCAGGTTGGAGTACTAACTATAGTGATAATGTAAACATGTATTGGTTTGCTATTGAAAACAAAGAAACAATATTAAAACAACTAAATGAATTATGAAAAATATATTTATTAAATTACATTTGCAAAATAATGCTAATTATATAAACATTAACATAAATCATATTGTTAGTTTGTATCCATTGCCTAATTGTACATCAGTAGAAACAACAGCTTCTCCATATAGAGTAAGAGAATCTCAAGAAGAGATTTTAGAAATAATAAACAAAGCTCAAAAAAGATGGTTATGAAAAATAAAATCATAAATATAAAAGATAGAGAAAAGTTAAATGAACTACCTAATCCAAGAATACATCAAACTATTAGTTTTATGAAATCTATGATTAGATTTGGTGCATGTACATTTTTAGGATGTAATATGTTAGTATCAGCAGCAATTGCTTTTGGTATTGCAGAAGTATTAGGTATAATAGAGGAGATATTCTGATGATAGATTACTATAAACAATGGAAAACTGAATGTGTGGATAATGTAAATCATCCAAATCACTATAAAGGTAAAGGCAATCCTTATGAAGCTATTAAAGTAATTGATGCTTGGGAACTTGGATTTTGTTTAGGTAATGCTGTAAAGTATATTGCTAGAGCAGGTGCTAAAGGAGATAGAATTGAAGACTTAAAGAAAGCAATATGGTATCTACAACATGAAATAGATAAAAATGGTTTACCTAATAACAACGAATCAGGAACTCTTTAAGAGTGATACTTATACTATCATTAGTAAAGAAGAAGCATACAATAAAATAGCAGAGTGTGGAGTAATTGAATTAGATACTGAAACTACAGGTCTTGATCCACATACTTGCAGTTTATTAACTCAGCAATTTGGTACAGAGAATGATCAATTTGTTATTGATAACAAGACTATTGACCCTATGTATTTTAAACCAATACTTGAGAGTAATAGGCTATTTATATTGCAGAATGCTAAGTTTGACTTAAAGTTCTTTTTGAAGTTAGGTATTAATATTAGGAATGTATATGATACATTTCTAGTAGAGTGTATATTAACTACAGGATTAGAAGATAGAAAACTAGGATTAGATGCACTAGCAATGAAATATTGTGGTGCAGTACTAGATAAATCTATTAGAGGTGGAATACATAGAGAAGGATTAACTACAAGAGTTGTAAAATACTGTGCTGATGATGTTACATATCTTAAACAGATTATGGATAAACAGATGGAGCAAGTTAAAAAATACAACTTAGAAAATGTAGTTAGACTTGAGAATCAAGTAACAAGAGTATTTGCTAGAATGGAATATACTGGTATATCTATTAACAAGACTAAATGGTTAGAGATAGCAGAGATTACAGGAAAAGGTACTCTTGAGATTGAAGGTAAATTAGATAGCATTCTTAAATCAGAACCAAAACTAAACAAGTATATACCAAAGTATGTACAAACTAGTTTATTTGAGTATGAAACAAGAGAGCTAGGTATTAACTGGGGTAGCCCATTGCAAAAACTAAACATATTAAAAGACTTAGGATTTGATACTGACAGTACTGGTGATAGATTCTTACAAATTAACAAGGATAAACATCCATTAGTTAAAGAATTGATTAACTATAATAGATATAGTAAATTAGAATCAGCATTTGGTAAAGAGTTTCTAAAGTTTGTTAATAGAAACACAGGTAGAATCCATTATGATGTATGGCAAATTCTATCTACAGGCAGAATATCAGTTAGTGAACCTAATCTAAATCAAATTCCATCTAAAGGTGAACTTGGTAAACAGATTAGAAATTGTTTTATACCTCAACAAGGTTATAAGATAGTTGGTGGTGACTATAGTGGTATGGAATTAAGAATCATAGCAGAGTTTAGCAAAGATCCATTATGGGTTAATGCTTTTAATGATGGTCAAGATTTGCATTCTGTACTATGTGCAGCAACATTTGATATACCTATTACTGATGTTAAACAAGAAACACCATTTAAGAAAGGTGTAGCTTACAGAGATATTCAGAAAACTATCAATTTTGGTCTTGCTTATGGTATGTCAAAGTTTAAACTTGCAGATACTATGCAAATTCCTGTTGGTGAAGCTGATAAGATTATCAAGAAATTCTTTAAAGTAGTACCTGATGTAGAAAAGTTTCTTAATGTATTAGGTGAACTAGCTAAAGCTAGAGGTTATATCAAAAGTGGTCAACCTTATGGTAGAATTAGATGGTTTGCTGGTTATGACAATAAAGAAAACTTTATTAGACAAGGTGAGATTGAAAGAGCAGGTAAGAATACTCCTATTCAAGGCACCAATGGTGATATTATTAAATCAGCATTAGTTAAAGTACAAAGGTTTATTGATGCTAGAGCATTGCCTATCAACATATTACTATCAGTTTATGACGAGATACAAACAGAATGTCCTGAAGATTTATGTGAATGGTGGAAGTTAGAACTAGATAAATTAATGGTAGAATCTGCTCAAGAAGTTATTAAATCTGTACCTATTGTAGTAGACTGTAAGATAGCAGATTATTGGGATAAATAATTCCGTATCTTTGTAACATTATGTACCCTTATATAATTTTAATGCTGATTGTATCTTCATTATCATTACAAGGACAAGGTTTTAGAAAGATTGAAGATAGCCTGTTTGATAGTAACCTCAGATTAAATTCTGCCTGTGACACATCAACATTATTGCTAAAAGAAATAAGCTATGTACCAGACTCTTATGAATTTCTTAGAAACAACCAATATTGTTATAGTATTGTTCCTGCTTCTAATTCTATTACCTATTCTTTCACATTTACTAGTGTGGCTGATAACTTCATTTATATTAACAGTGGTTATAGTGTACTTTCTTGTACAAATGTTAATTTTTTGTATACGGGATTATATGATAACACCACTTGTCAATTTATTGATGAAGGTTATTCCTTTCAAATTTTAGAAGGACACACTTATACATGGACTCTAACAGCTACTGCTGTTGGTAGATTTTGTCAAGGATTTAATGCTATATGCCCTTATTGGTTTGTAGATATTCCTTTAGTAATTGAACTATTGAGTTTTCAAGGTGAAACACAAAATGGTTTAATTAACCTATGCTGGACTACAGCAACTGAAACAAGTTCTGATTACTTTGTAATTGAGAAATCTAGTGATGCTATTAACTTTAAAGAAGTTAGTAGAGTTAAAGCTAGTGGTAACTCTACAAGAGCACTAAACTACAAAGCTATAGATGATAAACCTTATGAAGGTAATAATTACTATAGATTAGTAGAGTATGATTTTAATGGTGTGAGACATGAATACACAATAATCTGTGTATACTATCCATACTCATTACAATATAAAGTGTATGATATTATGGGATTACCAACAACTTTAAACACACCAGGATTTAAGATTATCAAGTATGAGAATGGTAATGTAATTCGTAAATTTATTAACTAAAACTAACAAAAAAAGATGAAAGTAGATTATTACAATAGACAAGGAGATACAATAGTGTTTGAAAAACTTGATAACAATACAGTTAAAATGTCTGGTTATCAATATTCAAGAAGTGGATTCAATGAAGATGGTTCTAAAATTGAGTTTATAGATCCAGCAGGTGGTCCATATATTGGTGTAGGTATGAATCTAAATACTTACTTCAATACAAAAAAGAATATGATTATCAAAGCAATTGAATTTGAACCTGAGAATGGATTAGTACTAAAAATCTAGTACAAAATAAGAATTTGAAATAAAGAAATTTACTTTATGAAATTCTTAATCTTAATTCTATTAGTATTTTTACTTAGCTGTAACCCTGACTTTGACCACCCACACTATAAAAGAAAATCTTTAAGTGGGTGGAAGAGGAAACCTGTTAGTGTCTTTAAACAAGGTACTTATAGGAATCCTCTTGTTAAGAAAGAAGCTAGACAGAAATTAATTAGACCAACAAACATAGACTTAGACAAATGGTAGAACAAGAAAAACCTAAACAAATTAAATGCTATTGTGGGCATACAGATTATTGTGATTGTGGTCCATTAGAAGAACCTAAACAAGAAACAACAGCAAAAGAATTTTATGATAAGCATTATTCAGATGATACAGTAGTTATAATGAGAGATTATGTTAAAATGCTAACTGATGGAATGTATAGTAAGGAAGATTTAAAAGAAGCATTTAGAGGTGGAAACAAAACATCTTGGATTAAAACAAATAGCTTTGAAGAATGGTTTGAACAATATAAAAAGATACAAAATGGGAAATCTAAAATCAAATAAAACAAAAGAAGAATGGGATGATTTAGTAAATAAAACAGAATCTCATTCAGACCAAGTAATTGGTAAAATGAATATTAATAAATTTATTGAAAAAGCTGCTGAAAAGCATGTTGATATAAATTATTTTAATTATATTAAACCTTTAGAAAAAGAAGCAGCAATAGAAAATTTTATTGAAGGTGCTAAATGGATGATGGAAAACATAGAAATAAACCTTAGACGTATAAAATGAAAGGAGAACTAATCAAATCAGAGCATGGTTGGATGATTTCTTATACTGAAAATGGAGAAGCAAAAGGTGTTTCATTACACTATGATGATGTAGACTATATTCGTGAACTTGAATTTACATTTGATAACATTGAAGCTAGAATAGCATCTAATCCTATAGTAGAATTTGAAATTGTCGAGAACCAAAAAATGAGTGGTGTATCTAGATATGGTAAACTAATCAACGAAAACTCTAAATGCCCTATATGTGGGTTTAAAAAAGATCACAGTAAACATTGTAGAACTAAACAACGACACTTAAGAAATAAGAAATTATGACAAGAGACACAGTAATTATTGAAATTGACCATGATGTAGAACTTGAGATATCAGGTATATATGATGAAGGAGAACCAGAAATATTATATCCTGTTGATGATGCTTATCCAGGTTCAGGAGAATCATTTGAGATTATGGAAGTTAGTATTAGAAAAGGTAATGCTTTAGATTTATTACACTTCTGTTCTGAAGAATTGTATTTTGCTAATGGGTATGCAACCAAAAAACCTAATAGTACTTTTGTAAATATCTTTGAGATATTACAACAAAGATGCTTAGACAGAATCAATGGCTCAAAATAAGAAAAGTGAAATACAAGATGAAGCATTACAAACTTGGGTAGATAATAAATGTGTAGGTGCATTAGCTATGGCTACAGGCTCTGGAAAGAGTAAGGTGGCATTACTTGCTATAGACTACATAATTAAGACCTTAAAAGTCAAGAAACCTAAGATATGCTTAATTGTACCAACAGAGAGTTTACGAGACCATAATTGGCTAGAAGAATTTAAGAAATGGAAGATGACAAAATACTACAAGTATCTTGATAGATATTGTTATGTATCCATTAATAAAATCTTTGATGAGAATTATGATTTAGTAATACTTGATGAATTGCATAACATTACTGAAAGTAACAGTAAGTTCTTTATGCAAAATGTATCCACTAGGATACTAGGCTTGTCAGCTACTCCCCCTACAGATGAAATTAAAAAGATGTTACTCAAAATACACTGTCCAGTAGTATATGAGTACAGGCTTGATTCAGCAGTTGAGGATAGTGTAGTTGCACCCTATAAAATCAATCTAGTGGAAATTCAATTAAATAGTATTGATAAGTATATAACAGCAGGTACAAAGGATAAACCCTTTATGACTACTGAGTATAGCCATTATCAGTATCTATCTAAATTGATATTGCAACATAAATATGGTGGCAGAGCAAAAGCTGCTATGTTTGCACAATTAGCAAGACAACGATTTCTTGGGAATCTTAAATCCAAAATGGATGTTGCCAAACTAATTAAAGATAAGTATATGGTTGGTGAAAGAGCTTTGTTCTTTTGTCATTCTATAGCTCAAGCTGAAGAGATATGTTCAGACACTTTTCATTCAAAATCCTCAGATAAAGCTTTAAAGCAGCTGCGAAATAAAGATATTCAGCAACTCAGTTGTGTAAAAGCTTTAAATGAAGGTGAGAATATTCCAGACTTAGATTCTGCTATTATCATTCAGATTAATAGTGTTGAAAGAAACTTAATACAACAGACAGGTAGAATTGTTAGGTGGAGACCTGACCATGAAGCTACTATTTGGGTATTAGTTGCTGTAGGCACTCAAGATGAGGTATGGTGGACTAAATGTTCTGAGAACCTAGATAAACAAAAGATAACTTATTTAAATTCAAAAAACTTATGACAAGTACTTTAGAAAAAGATGAAATTGTTTTCTGTATCAACTGTGTACAAGCTATCTATCCTGGAATATGGAGTAATTCTCCATTAAAAGTTAGAGACCTAGTACATGAAGTATATGATGAAGATGTACCACTTATAATTATTGAAGAACTTATTAATGAAAGAATTGTTGAGCAAGATGAGTATTCAATATTATACAGAAACAATGGGTACAGATAAAATTGAAGTATTAGTAGGATTAGATGCTATTACAGATTATTCTGAAAACTTTAAAGATGGTAAAGAAGATTTTTATGATGTTCTTAATGAAGTTAAAGAGAATAAAGATGTAATGACAATTTTTATTACTAAAGATGATGCAATAGCATTTTTCTCATCAGGTAAAGATTCAAGTAGTTTAGAAAAAGATTTTATTCTATTTATAGCACCAAGTGCTGCTGATTTACTTATATTCTTTCATAATAAGTATATTGAATGTATGCTAAATGGTTCACCAGACATAGAGATGAGAGAAAAAGAATGTAATTCTATAGTTCTATTGTCAAAATGTTTAGTACAATTAGCAGATTTAGATGAGGATGAATTATTAGACAAACTACAAAATGATATTGACAATTGATACTGATGAAGCTGCAAATTTAGGTATTACTCCTGTGGAGTATGCCTATTTGCAATGCAAGAAATATAATCTAGCTAATGATTTAGATATAGAAACTTTATTTGAGCTAGGTTTGATGAACACAGATGGTGACTTAACAAGCCATTGTGAACAATTAATGTTTCCCAAAGCAGATGATGCTACCATGCTCTTTGTAAGAGTATATGATTTATATCCTCATAAGATAGGTAATCGTGTACTGAAAGCTAAGAGCATTGATTCTGGTGATGGGAAACATTGCTTGACTAAGTACAGAATTTATCAAAGGCAAGATGTTAACATAGGTGCTAAAATGATGAAAGGTCTTCAGAATGAGATTCTTCTTAGGAAGAAAGGTAATAATGAAGCATTCTTTCAAGATATTAGAACCTGGTTTAATCAACAAACCTGGGATAAATATGCTGATTTGGATATTCAAGACACTCAAGAAAGGGTGGAAAGAGTATGAGTATTTTAACAAAAAGAATTAATGAAGGTCTGGAAGGGAAATTTCAAGGTTTAGCCAATGGATTTAAAGATTTAAACAAGTACACTTTTGGTGTTCAACGTGGAACCTACTATCTAATAGGTGGTTCTTCAGGTACTTATAAGACAACTCTGTTGGATTATATAGTCAGGAATGCTATAAAGTCTGCTAGTGATAATAATATTGAATGCAATGTCTTTTATTATTCCTTTGAGATTGACAAGCTAACTAAGATGTGCAATTGGGTATCATCTTTTGCTTATCAATTACATGGAGTAGTAATACCACCAGAAAAGATTAAAGGTCTTGGAGACTTTAGATTAACACCTCAAGAAGTAGCAGTTATAGAACCTATCATAACAATGGTAGAGGAGATGGCAGACAAGATTCATTTTAGATTTGAGTCTACTAATCCAACTGGTATTTTTAATGAGCTGTGGAAATTTGCAAGTCTTCATGGTGAAATCCAGTATGAAGAGTATAAGGATCATGAAGGTAATATTAAACAAAGAATATGTGGTTATAAACCAAATAACCCATATGCTTATAATATAGTAGCTTTAGACCATTTATACTTATTGAAAAAAGAAAGAGGATTTCAAACTAAGGAAGTGATGGATAAGATGAGTGAGTACTTTGTAATTTTGCGGAATATTTTTGGATTTACACCCATTATACTTCAACAATTTAACCAAGGTTTATCTTCAGTAGACCGTCAAAAATTTAAGGGTGTAGATCTGTCTCCTTCACAAGGAGATTTTAAAGATACCACTAATCCTTATCAAGATGCTGACATAGTTTTAGGTCTAATGTGTCCTTATAAATTAGATATGGATACAAGTCTTGGCTATGACCTTAGTAAACTTAAAGACAAAATGCTTATGCTTAAGATAATCAAAAACAGATTATCAAGAGATGGTATTGCAAAAGGTCTTTATGTTAAACCTGAATCTGGTAAATTCTTTGAATTACCTGAACCAGACTCATTAGAAATAAACAATTATTACAATCAACAAATTTAAAAACAAATTAAAATGACAAGAGAAATCTTTTATGTAGACGACATCAATGTAGCAAAAGCTTGTATTGCATTTGCAGAACAATTGAATTTTTCAGTATCTCCTAATATCTGTGATATGGAGGAAGGTATGTATTTAACAACAGGTAGTGATAGATTTGATATCAACTGGATTAGAAGAGAAGAGTATGCTGCTGGTAAAGCAACTATGATTTTTGACTTACTAGAAGATGGTGGTGTTAATGATTTCATTAGAAATGTAGTAGATGCTTATGTGCCTGATACTGACCATGATGAAGTTAATTTACATGAACCAGAATTGCCACAAGTACCTGATGCTGATACTATCTGTGCTTTGTACAACAAAGTAAGAGGTCAGAAGAAATCACCAACACGTTACTATGTAACTTTAAAGGATGGTCATTGGGTTGCTACAACAACTGATACTGAATCTTATGGTAATCTAGCATTACTATTTGTTACTAGTCAGAACTAATAATAAACAATTTAAGCCCCTGCTGTAAAAGGTAGGGGCTTTTATATTTTTTAATATGGGAAAAATAATATTAACAAATCATCAAGGTGACACAAAAGTACAATTTCCAAAAGAACTGATTTTCCTAATTAAACAATCTAAAGCTAGAAGATTTAAAGCTGGATTGATTTACAATAATGATACTAAAGTATTACAGTTAACAATTACAGATTTAGATTGGTATGAGATTAGTAATATAGGTTATATAGATTCAAATATAGCTTTTGTTGACAGAAGAAGAAGTATTTTAGTATCAACTAGTGAAACTCAATGTTATGTTAGAAGCACTGATAGATATAGAGATGATGCTATGAATACTATATCTTTTTGTGTTATGAAAAGTAAAGGCTATACAATCTGTGAAAAACTAGAATTAGACTATACAATATATCAAAATCCTGATGGTCAAATTGTAATTTCAGCTGCTATGTATGTAGGTAATTTACCTTTAAATCGTCATGAGCATAAAATTAGAGTTAGTAAAAGTTCTTTATTTTCAGAATTACATAGAATGGTACCTAGTATTAATAATCATCGTTTTTATAGTGCTATAAATGAAGTAGGTGAGATATACTATTTTAAGGAGATAAATGAAAATAACATTGTTTATGTAACTAAAGAAAAATATGCTTATGCTGTTGCTAATGGAATTAGTGAAGAAGCACTTTCTTTACGCAGAACTATGGGTATAGGTAAATTCTTTAAAGACCATCTTCCAGAAATAACTGAAGCTACTATTAATGCTTATATAGAGTTTAATAAAATGCTAACATGTTTTGACTCTAATCTATTTTCAATAGTTAGTGGTGATGATATTATAAAATATTATGATAAAGATAGTTATTTTAAAATGTCTGGTGAGCTAGGTAATTCTTGTATGCGTGATAGTAGTAAAAGCCATGTTATAAAGTTTTATGCTAAGAATTCTAAATTTAGATTGCTTATTATGAAAGCAGGTCAAACAGATAGTATTATGGCTAGAGCATTATTAGTTACTACAACTGATGGTACTGTATTTATGGATAGGATTTATACTGTAGATACTAAGATTATTACTTTATTCCATAGATATGCTAAAGAAAATGGTATTAAAAATATCTATGAGCATAGAAAACCTTATAGTACTAAAAACTTACTTACTATGGGTCCAGGTAATTGGACTAAGCAATATGATGATAACTATAAAGTAGATTTAGATTGGTTACCTTCTGCAATTGATAAGCAAAGTGATGCTGTTAAATATCAAGTAGCTGTAGCACAACAATCTAATATTAGTAGTAATTTTGATGTTCCTTATATAGATAACTTTCAGTTTATAAATGCATTTACTAAACAAGCATCTGTAAATGCTTTAAATTTCTTTACTGCTTGTGAATTATCTGGTGAACTTGTTGATAACAATGAAGTTTACTATGATAATGGTAAAGTATATGATAGGAGATTTGTCAATACAGGCTATGGTATAGATCCAACTCTTAAAGTTGATACAGTAACATTAGATGATTCTGATACACCGCAAGCTGGTGATTCTGATATTGATAGAGATTTTGATTTTAATTGGGATGATGATGATTTAGATAATGATGATTTAGAACTAGAGGAGGATTTAGATGCAGAGCAAGAAGTAGAAGAAAATCCTTATACTATAGCTGCTTTAAATGAAGTTGGTACATTAAATCATGGCCCAGTTAATATTGTAGTAACAGGAGCAGGAATACATGAACAAATAGCTGCTTATACTCCAAATGCTAATATAGCTAGACTTATGGATGCTGCTAGTCCTGAAATACAAGTAATATTAAATCAAATTAATGACATAATAATAGATGGTCAACAAGAACAACACATTATATTTTAACACAATGTTTAACGAAAAATTATTAATAGAGGTTCTAGGATGGCAATCAGAGTCTAGAAAAGAACAGGAACAGATAGTTCCTACATTAAGTGCCTATTTAGAAGCTTTAAATCTAAAGCTGAAACGTAAATTAAAAATAGAAAATGACACACATGGTAATATTTATGTTACTAGAGGTAAAGCTGATCTTTATCCATGTATAGTAAGTCATTTAGATCAAGTACATAAGTATGCTGAGCATAAAACCATATTTCAAAATGGTGATTATTTACTAGCATTCAATGGTCCAAATCAAGTAGGTACAGGTGGTGATGACCTAGTAGGAGTATTTATGTGTTTACAACTGCTTGAAGATTATGACTATATGAAAGTTGTATTCTTTGTAGCAGAAGAAGTAGGTTGCATAGGTTCTAGTGCTTGTGATTTATCATTCTTTGATGATTGTATGTTTATAGGTCAGGCTGACAGAAAAAATAACTCAGATTTCATAAATTATTCAAATGGTGTGCAACTATTTGGAGAAGAATTTAGTACATTTGTGGCACCTGTTCTTAAAGACTATAATTACAAAGAGTGTGTAGGTATTGCAACTGATGCTGGTTGTTTATCTAAAAGAAATGTAGGCATTGCTTGCTTTAATATTTCTTGTGGTTATTACAATCCTCATACATCTACTGAGTATGTGTCTATTAAAGATGTTACAACTTGCTACAATGTAATTTGTGATATCATTAGTAATTCTGATAAACGCTTTTTGTATACAAGACCTACAGTTACCTATGGGAGTAAACCTGCGGAACCAAAGTCAGAGCTTTATGAAGCGTTATATGAAGGCTTTAAAAAGAGCAAGCACTATCTCAATAATCCTAAACATATTTATGCTTATACTAAAGCATTTGACTATGTTATAGAATTAATTGAAGAACGTGATTTAACAATGGCAGAATATGCTGGTTATGATTTTCCTGTTGAACACATGCTTCTAGATTATATGGATGAAAGAAATACACTAGAAGAAGAAGAAAAACAGTATAATCAAACTTTTGAACCTGCTGATGTAGTTAAAATTGATAACAAAGCAGATAACATTAAGCAGTTAGATTTATTCATGGATAAACTAACACCATGTTCTCACAAAGATACTATGTGGGATACAGGAATGCAGCAAAGCTATTGTCTAGAATGCTTTAACTACATTGATGAAAAAGATGCTTATTACAGCAACCACCTCTCAAATGGTAGAGGTTACTATTAACAACAACAAAAACAAGAAAAATGACAGAAGAAACAGTAAGTTTTGAAGAAGTGGTTGAAGCTAAACCAGCTACAGACCCAAATGATGAGATGAAAGCAGAGTACATTGCTTATGTAAATGAGATTAAAGCAGGTAGATTCCCTTGTGATACAAGACACGAAGCTATTGATGCTATTAATACTCTTTGCAAAGTATTGGATTTAACTACTGTTGTTCCAAAGACAGATTTGCAAACTAGAGATGGTCAGAGAACTCCAATTATTATTGGTGGTACTAACATTGACTTAGTTAAGAGTCAGTATCCTGGATTGTATCCAGTATTAGTAGAACGCATACTAGAACTTGCAGTTAAATTATGATTGAACTACCAACTAAAAAGGTGTTAGCTACTAGAGCTAATCCTAAAAGGTTGGTTATCTATTCAAAGCCTAAAGCTGGGAAAACCTCAGCTTTGGCTTTATTAGATGATTGCCTTTTGCTAGACTTTGAGAAGGGTTCTGATTATGTTGATGCAATGAAGCTTAAAATTGATAGTCTTCAAACTCTTAAAGAGGTTGGTGCTGAGATTGTTAAAGCTGGAAAACCTTACAAGTATATTGCAGTAGATACTGTAACTGCTTTGGAGGAATTGTGTTTAGGTTATGCTAAATCTTTGTATATGGATACTCCTATGGGTAAAACATTTGCAGGTGATAATGTACTTAAACTACCTAATGGTGCAGGTTATTTATATCTTAGAGAAGCTTTCTTTAAGATTCTAGATTACATTGAGACATTAGTGCCTGATGATGGTAGTATTATTCTACTAGGTCACTTGAAAGATAAAAATATTGAAGTAGCAGGTAAAGAAGTATCTGCTGTAGATTTGGATCTTACAGGTAAAATTAAGGCTTTAGTTTGTGCTAAAGCAGATGCTATTGGTTTACTAAGCAGAAAAGGTAATCAAGTTATTTTGAATTTCAAAACATCTGATGAGATTACTTGTGGTGCTAGACCAGACCATCTAAAAAATCAAGAAATTATTTTAACTGAGTCTATAGATGGGAATCTTGTAGCGAGTTGGGATAAAGTATTTAAATAACAATAACTAAATTTTAAAATTATGTTCGGTGGACAAGACACTCCAGAAATCAATAAACCTAAGTATATTAGACCAGGTATTCACGAAGTAACAATTAAGTCTGTTAAGGGTGAACTTAATGCTAATGGTAATCCTACTATTACATTTTCTATGCACTTAGTAGGTGGTGAACCAGATTCAGCAACAGATTTGCGTTTCTATTTATCAGAAAAAGCATCAGAATCTACTTACAAGAAAATCAGACACATCTTTACTAAGATTGTAAAAGATACAGATTATCTTGCAGCTAAAGCTGATAGCATTGAAGCACTAGGTGAAGTGTATAACAACACATTATCTGGTAATTCATTAAGAATTAAATTCCGTGGTGAAGAATATCTTAAACAAGATGGCTCAACAGGTGTTAGATCTGTTATTGGTTATCCAGAATTTGCAGAAGCAATTCAAGATGGTGCAGAATACCCTGTGGTAGCTGTAACTAAGATGACATTCAATCCTGATACTGATATCAAAAAACTGGTAAAGCTACCTGATAATGATTTCTTTGCAACAGGAGGTAATGATGGCTTACAGTTCTAATTTTGGAGGTGTAGACGTTATTCATTTAACTAAGGATATGGTACTCAGGAATGTTTCTGAGTACCAAATTTTTAGATTCTATTGTAAGAACTTTATAGACCTTAATAAACCATTCTGCTCAGATTTAAGAATGGATAAATATCCATCTTGCAGCATTAAAGCTTATCCAAATGGTCTCTATTACAAAGACTTTGGTACTAATGAAAGTTACAATTGTTTTGCATATGTACAATATTACATGAGACAAAAATTTAATGAAGACCTAACTTATCACGAAGTATTAAAAGTAATTGCAAATGACTTTGGATTTATTAAGAAAGTTCAAAACAAAGAAATAATACCATCTTTAAATTATTTAGGACTACCTGACAAACATAATAGGCAAACTACCATTATTAGAATAAAAAAGAGAGATTGGAAAGAGTATGACACTTATTGGAATAAGTACCACATAGACAAAGACCTTTTAAACTTTTATAATGTTGTTCCAGTAACAGACTACTGGATTAGCGTTAAGAATAATGAGTTGCTAAATGTATATTCAGAGAGTGCAAATGACCCTGCTTATAGTTATGAGCATGGTAATGGAATGAGAAAGATACTTAGACCATTTGCTGACAGGCAAAATAAATGGATAAGTAATATACCAAGGAATGTATTTAGTGGTTACAATCAATTAGATAAACAAAGTTTAAATAAACAAAACAAAGAATTAATAATTACGAAGTCTTTGAAAGATTGTATGGTTTGGCGAGTATATGGTTATAATAGCATAGCACCACAAAGTGAGAACATTTTCTTGAATGAGAATCAATTTCAACTACTATCAATGAGGTTTCCAAATATCATAATAAACTATGATAACGATGAAGTAGGTTTAAATGCAATGAAAAAATTCTCTGCACAATTTGGTATAAAATCTTTAGTTATCCCTGATAATATTAAAGATATTTCCGATTACATATCCATGAAGGGATATGATCAAACAAAAAAATTAGTAAACAATTTAAAAGATTATTTAATATGAACACAGAAGTAACAATTATAAATATCTCTCAAAAAGAAGTAGCAGCAATGAGAGCATACAGAACAGATGCAAAAACAATGGCTGACCATTTTGGTATTAGCATTAAAGAAATGCGTGATGTACTAATTAAATTTGGTTTTGCTAAACCAACAAAAACTAGTGTTGATTATGTTATCAATCCTGTGTTTGATTTTATCATTAATAAGGTGGAAAATTTTACCGAAGTCGAAGCACCAGTAGTTGAAACAGCAACTTATAATGCTGATGTTGATGCTGTTGTAGGAACAGTATAAGCTAATGGCTTATGGATAAGTTAACAGAAACAATCCTTCAAGTCATTTATAAAAAGAGAGATGCCTGTGATAGAGTAGCCACTGAGTTGGATACTCTTGACCAGGATCCTTTAACAATTAGATTCTATGAAGGTAAAGTAGAAGCATTTAATGATATCATTAATGTTCTTACTAATAATAAACAAGATGAGAGAACCAAATAGACGTAAGATTAAAAATAAGAATGAACTATCTTCTGAGAAATCAAAGGCTAGACCCAATGTTAGGAGGATAGGTCATAATTATGAGAGGAAAGTTGTTAAGGAATTGAAAGATTTAGGTTTTGCTACAGCAGCAACTACTAGAGCTACAAGTAAAATTATGGATGATGCTAAGATAGATATCAATGGTATTCCATATAATATACAGTGTAAAGCTGTAAAAACTGGCTTGAATGTATTTACTGTTTTAGATGACATGGAATCTGCTATTCCTAAAATGGTTCCAGAAAGAGATGTTTATGTAAATGTGGTTTTTCATAAAAAAGAAGGTGAAGAAGTTGTAGTTCTTAGGAAGGAAGACTTTTATCGCATTATTAAAAAACTACTAGAACATGGAATTACACTCAGAAAATATAGCCTTAATTGATGCTGACTCTATAGTTTTTATAGCCCACTGGGACAGTGATAATAAAACCTATGAGAAGCCTTTAGAGGTTATTAAACAATCTATTGATAGTTTGATTAGTTCTATACTAATTAACACTAAAGCAACTAAGTATTTAGGGTATGTAGGATATACTAGAGCACAATTTAGATATGATGCATATCCTGAATACAAAGCTAATAGAAAAGACAGGGAGCCTCTTCCCTTTTACAAGGAGGCAAAACAGCATATGGTAGATCATTGGGGATTTATACCTTTACATGGTATAGAAGCTGATGATGTAGTTAATATGTTGAGAATTAAGCTTGATAATTCATTTATATGTGCAATAGACAAAGATTTACTACAACTAGAAGGAACTCACTACAATTACAAAACTAATGAATGGGTTACAACTAGTGAACAAGAAGCTGATTTATATTTCTGGCAATCCATGATTATTGGAGACTCAGTAGATAATATAAAAGGCTTAGAAGGTAAAGGTAAAGCTTTTGCTACTAAACTTCTTGCTAATATTGATGATGCAGAATCTTTAAGAACTACAGTTTTTGAAGAATATGTTAATCAATATGGTGAATACAAGGGCATTGAGAAATTCTATCAGAATTATAAATGTCTAAAGATTATGGATGGGGAGTATTTTGGTGAGGAAGAACCTATTATCTTAGATGTAAATAATCTTGTAGTATGACATTAGATGAAATTAAAAAGATTAAAACTAAAACAGTTGCATATCTATTGCCACTGGTGACACCTAGAAATGGTAAGATTACTGATTTTAAGGAAGATGAGTTCTTTCCTAAATGTAATTTTATAAATGCTTTTAGGTATTGCGAAGAGTTTCCTGAATTAACTCAACATGTATTTGTTTTGTATAAATATAGTCCAATTGCAGGTTTTGAAGCTTATATATCTAGAATGAAGAAAAACCCTTGTTTTCATTCATATGTAGATTTTGATAAAGTTTCTGTTATGTTGATTTATGAAATACCTTTTGAGTGCTTAAAGACATTAGCTTTATTTGATAGTGGTTCTTATTCTAAGTTTAGAACAGAAGATAAAAAGAAGATTCTTGATTTTTATTCTGCTACATCTTCTGATAATTTTGGTCCTTCTGGTGTTCTGTATAAGAAAGACTGGCGGAGATTTGAGATTGAGAAGCAGATTGGTATGAGTTTACCTCAAGATGCTGAGTTATCATCTATACCTTCTATAGAAGAAGAAACCTATTTTATTAAGTATAAAGTAGATAATGAACAAGAGGTTATATAAGATATTCTTATATTTGTATAAATAAAAAAATATGGCTAAAAACAATAATGCAAGGATTAATTTTGTATATGAGTTTTTCTGTGCTAAGCCTGGTTACTTAAAGAAATCTTTGGAAATTGTCAGTGAATTAACTGGTGAAGAAAATATTGAAATAATCAGATTAGCTAAAGAATTATATCGTAGTACAGTTAAAAGTACAGCCACAAAACTAGAACCTTATTTGGATGGAAATCCAGATAATGTTCTGGTTATTGGTGACCCACATGAACCATTTACTCTTGAAGGGTATATGGCATTCTGTAGGTCAGTACAAGAAGAGTATGATTGTGGTACT